AGAGCTTGGTATTTTGCAGGAGCTAGAACAGGTACAACTGGAGGAAGAACGTATACAACTATTACTGTAGATGGTTCAGGATTTCCTAGTTTAACAATTTACAACAATGACAACGGATCAAGAATACAACTAAACTCAAATGCTGCAAGTTATTTTAACGGAGGTAATCTTTTAATCGGAACTACTACAGATGCTGGTTACAAGTTGGATGTTAATGGTAGTGCTAGGGTTGGGGATACAAGTAGCTATGGAGATGTTTTTGTTGTCAAAACCCCAGGTAATGGTTGGTCGTTTGATTATCAGTATTTAAAAATAGGAAGTGTTTTAAAGCTTGGAGTTGATAGATTACAACTTAGAGTTAATAATAATACTGCTTATGTATCCAACGATGGAGATTCTGGCAATTCTTCTTTGACTCTAATGGGGGGATACAATGGAGCAGGTACTGAATTTGCTCCTGTTATCTTTGGGTCTGGTAGGCAAGCTAGCTTGGTAAGAGAAACAATGAGAGTTGATAATCAAAACCAAAGAGTAGGAATAGGAACAACAACACCAACAGCAAAGCTTCACATTTCAGGAGCATCAAACAATGGTCTGTTAGTAAGCGGTCTTAGTTCTGTAGATTTTGTATTACAAGCAGGTAATCTATCAGGAGGTTCTGGAACAGTACAGTTGTATGCGGGTAATAATAACAACAGTTTCTTTAGATTAAATAACGAATACATAAGAGAAGGGGGTAATGGGGGATTAGGTATTAATATTTCTAGAGAAGATATTACAGCAAAACTTCATGTTAAAGGGATAGGCGCAACTAGTGCTACTACCGCATTTACAGTACAAAACTCAATTTCTACTACTACGTTTAGTGTTAGAGATGATGGAGGAGTTTTAATTCCTGGATATACTGTTTTACAAGGATTTACCTCAATAGGGGCAGTTCAGTTTTATCCAGTACTTGATGGAGGATATACTACCTCTTCTACTGGAAGAGCTCTCAGAGTAGATACAACCTTTAACAATACCGTATCTAGTACTTATGCATATCAATTTGGAGCTTTTTCACTAGAAACAGGCACTGCATCAACCATAAATGGAACTTCAGTATTTATTACTCTTGCACCAACTTCTGGAACTAAAACATTTACAGCATTAAATGTTGGAGCCACAATAAATGCTACAGGCACATATTCAGGAATAGTAAGAGGAATTTTTTATAACTCAGTCTTAACATCTATGACTGGTGTAACTCACCGAGCAATAGAAACAACTAGTGGTGATGTAATATTTAACGGAGGTCAAGTAGGTATCGGAACTACTAGTCCTACAGGTAGAAACGGTTATGGTGGAGGAACTCTTGTAGAAATAGTAAACAATACTGCTTATGCTTCTTTGAATTTAAACGGTGGGTCTGCAGGTAGTCCTACATATTTAACTTTTGGTGCACAAAATTCAGGAGCAGACATTAGGGTTAATAACAAATCCTTACAGTTTACAATTAACTCTATTGATGCTTTAAAAATTGCTACAACAGGTAACGTCCTTATTAACACTGTCACTGATGCTGGTTACAAACTAGATGTTAATGGGAGTACTAAAACAACTAGTTTACTAGTTGCAAATTACTTAACTATAAACAACGCTTCTCAAGGAAGTAATACAACTTTTAACTTTAACGGAACAAGTCCTTTCTTTTATGCAGACACATATGCTATCAACATTGGAGCTACAACTACTGTTGACTATCTAGGAGCAGTTATTCAAGTATTTAATAAACCTAACCTAAGTAATCTTTTGATTTTATCAGACGGGGATCCTGCAACAGGAGCTACTGAAAGATTAAGAGTAACTAAGGGAGGTAACGTAGGAATTGGGACAAATTTACCTGGTTATAAGTTAGATGTGGTAGGAGATGTAAGATTCCAAAAAAGTAATGGTGCTAACTTATATCTTTCTGAAACAGGAGGTAATGCAGGAGATGTAGCAGGTTTGTACCTAACAGGCAACAACTCAGTTTGGGGTGGAAGTATTAGATATAATGTAGGATCGGGAGGAGTAAATAATAGACTTGATTTTTACCACAGTCTTACTGGAAGAGGATTTTCATTAGCTAGCAGTGGTAACGTACTTATTGGGACTACTACAGACAACGGATACAAACTACTAGTAAATGGAAATGCTTACTTAGCAGGTTCTGCAGGAACAACTACATTAAACGTTGATTTTGGGAATGTCAATTCAAACGTTAAAATCCTTTCTCATGGAAGTAGTGATTTCACTCAAATACAAATAGGAACTAATTTTTCATTGTCACGTAACGGGGGTGGTGATCCATCAATAGGAACAACTTTTGGATTAGGTATTATTTCTAATTCTTTAAGTTTGCAAACAAGTACTGCTTCTCCTGGAAAACTGTGGCTAAAGGGGAATTATGGACTTGGAAGTGCTTATTTTGGAGCTAATAACTCTAACGGAGTAACTGCTTCCACGTTATATTTCCAAAATAGCGAAACACCTACGGCAGCACAAAATGTATTAGCTACATTCAACTTATGGGGGGTAAGCGATAATGCAACAGCACCTACAATTCCTGCTTCTTCTATGTTCTCTTTGCACTCTACTACTCGTGGTTTCCTTCCTCCTAGACTTACTACCGCAGAGATTCTTCTTATCTCATCTCCAGCAGAAGGTTTACAAGTCTATAACACAGATCTTAAAACTATCTGTTTTTACAATGGAACTGCTTGGCAAAGAGTCACCGCAACTGCAATGTAACCTATTGACATTTTAATTTATTAAATTATATTTGCAAAGTATACAAATTCATAACCATGGCAACAAAAATTAATCCCGTAAACGTACCTGGTAAAGGTACTGGTGAGTACTTAGACTTAACCGTTCTTTCTTTTTCTCTTTTCCCTAGCACTGTTTCTTTGTATTGGGCTATCAAAAGCGAAACTACTAGCACTGACTCTGAAGGTGAAGAAGTAGTAAGCGTAGGTGCCACTTTGACAGAAGGTAACTTAAGCGTTCCTGAAGCAATTGTATCTACTTGGGGTACTGATGATTCAGTAATTTCTGAGTGGGCTATTGCAGAATTGGGCTTAGTAAAAGCTTAATTAGGTAGACAAATTGTCATTATCTCAGCAAAAGGAATTATATTTGCATAAACCAACTAAATCAATATTATGGCAACTAAGTTAACCGAACAAGAAATCGAAGCAATCAAAGGCTTCCAACAAAAAACCCAGAACGTAATTATGGACTTGGGTAAAATTGAACTTCAATTGTCTGACTTGGAGTCTGTAAAGACTCAAGTAATGGACGTAATGAAAGAAGTAAGCAAAGAGCAATCAGAGTTCTTTAAGAAGATCGAAGAGACCTACGGTAAAGGTCAGATCAACTTAGAGACTTATGAGCACATTGCTGACGAAGCTCCTGCAAGAGAGACTCCAGTAGTTCCTTTTACAGACGCAGAAGTTCTTTAAACAGTTTTAAGCAACTTAAACTTAAGCATAGACCCTCAGAGAAATCTGGGGGTTTTTTGTTTTACAGTTAAGCATTTGACTTATTTTTTTAAAGTTTTATCTTTGTCCCAACCAACCTTTTCTCACCTAAAGTATAATCCATGAAAGTCCGAAGTTGCTTTGAACATTCTCTCAGATATGGTCCTTATGGTGAGTTTTTCTGTATTCCTCACACTGCTGCTGTCTAAGTGGTTGCTAGAGGATTACGGGATTTTACTATTAACCAAAATAAAAAAAGGTATTTATATGAAATTTTTAAACTTTATCGGAGGCCTCTTCAAAGATGAGAAGGGTGTTGTCTCTATGAAACGTCTGTGCGGATTGGTCTGCACAGTGACTTTATGCGCTACATTGTACGCTAACTCTTTTACTGAAGCACACTTTGCTCCTTCTGTTCCTTTAGTGGACGCTGTAGCATTGCTTGCATTTGGTTGTTTAGGTTTGACTTCTGTTGAGAAAATCATGAAGAAGCCAGAAGCTAACACTGAGGAGTAATTTACTGTTTACTATAAACTATAAACTATAAACTAAAATATAAAATACTATGAGTTTTACTAGAGAACAAATTGAAGCAGCTGTTAAAGCTAAAGGGTACAAGTACTTCGAAAACGGAGAATTTAATATCAATGTAATTGGTATTCGTAATAGTGCTACAGGACAAAAAGTTACTAATGCATTTGATGATTGGATGACTTTGAGTTACAAAGAGGGTGGAGAATGGAAGTTCCATATCTGGCCTTGTACCACAGATAACGGTGGGGGAACTGCTCGTGTTAAACCAGGACAATATCCAGGATCACATGGTGTAGGTCTTCACCAAGGTAAATACAAGTGTCTTAAGCAGAAAGCTCCTCTTACTGTATTCCGTGACTATACTAAAGATGGAGTATACCAAGAAGACAAAACTGAGACTGGTGTATTTGGAATTAACATCCATAAAGCAGGAGTAGATTCTGCTCAAGTAAATGACTGGAGTCATGGTTGTCAAGTATTTAAAAAATCTGCTGATTTTGATAAATTTCTTGCTATCTGCGAGAAAGGTGCTAAATTACAGGGAGATTCTTTTACTTACACTTTGATTAAATCAGAAGATATTAAATAATATGCACGATTCTATTTTGGGGTTTCCTAGTACCTCAGGTATATACAAGATAACTTCTCCTACAGGCAAAGTCTATGTAGGTGAGGCTGTTAACTTGCGTATACGTTGTAGTTACTACTTAACCCCAAATAGAGTTAAAAAGCAAAGAGCTATTTATAATTCTCTGGTAAAGCACGGTGTCGAGTTACACAAGATTGAAATACTGGAGTTTTGCTCTAGTGAAAAGTTATTAGAAAGAGAAAGATACTATCAAGAACATTTTTGTAGTGTAGACAATGGCTTAAACTGTTATCTAACTCCTACGCACGAGAAGAAAAAAGTTCTGTCTTTAGGTACAAAACAACTTATGTCTTTAAAAGCTACAGGAATAAACAATGCATTCTACGGAAAGAAACATTCTTCAGAGTCTTTAAACAAGATATCAGAATCTTCTTCTGGAAGTAATAATCCTAATTATGGAGGAAAACTACAAACCGAAGAGTATCTAATAAAGCAAAGTATTTCTAATAGTAAGAAACATCTTAAGTTAACTAACACTGTTACAGGAGAAACCTACATTTTCTTAAATTCTAAACAAGCTGCAGAATTTGTAGGAGTGGCTGCCTCTAATATCAGAGAGTGTAAGAAATTAAAACATAAAGCAAAAAGAATCTATCTAGTAGAAGATTATGAAATCTGTACTGATTAGTCTTTTTTTGATTCTCTCTATCCCCTGTTCTTCACAGATTAAAGTTCTGAAGGCAGGGGATGGTTGGGATTTAAGGGTGGATTCTGCCCTTAGCTTAATTGCTCAAACAGACGTCAACACATACACTAGAGTAATAGATGTCGTAGACATTATAGACTTTTGGATAAGTCCCTATTCCTCTAACCACGTCTCTCAAGATGGTAACGTAATTTACATTGCTACAGGAGACATAAAAATTAACTCGATACCCAACTTAGCTTGTGTTATAGTACACGAAAGTCTTCACTTATACTACCGACTACACCCTACAGAGCAGTCAGATAATGAAGAAGAACTTAAGTGTTATATCTACGAACTAAGCTTTATAAACAAACTACCAACCCCTGAGCCATGGTTACTGGCAAATGCAATAGAGCAAATACACAAACTAAATAAAACTAAAACACATGAATAAACTATTTAAAGTTATCATTGGGGTGTTGACATTGTTGGTTGGCAATGCATCAGCACAATCTTCTGCTACTTCCCCAGGTACAGGTCATTGGGTCGTCATTGACTCTGGTTATCAAGTTGCTACTACTACTGCAGGACAGACAGTAGCACCTTTACACTTTTACAATACATCTACCTCTGAGAGTATCACAGGTATGCAGTTCCGTGTATTCTACGATAACACTGCATTCACTGGTGTAGTTCCTTCCCTAAAGATCTCTGCTTCAGATCAGTACATACAGTACGTAGATAGTAACACCCAAGGATTCTTGACTGTAACTTTAGCTTATACTGGATCTAGTGCTAGTTTTAACTATTCTAACGGAGCTACTTTTGACTTAACCTTCACTCATGCCGGTAGTGCAGTATGGAACAACTTAGATTCTATCAAAACTTTGAAAGTTGCGGGTGTTAAATCATTTGCTAACAAAGCTGCTACTAACTGGGGTAATGATACTACTTTGGTAGTTTACTCTTATGGTGGTCGCTTCAATCAAAAGGTTTTGAGATTTGCTGCTAAGTTTAAAAACGTTACAGGTTCAGATGCTAAGAACTTGTGGGTGTCTTTAGAGAAGAAAGCTCCTTCAGGATCTTGGACTCAAGTAGAAGCTAAAGCAACTAACTCTTTAGGACATGTTGTATTTAAAAAATTCTTAGATACTACTTACTGGGATGTACGTATGGTAGTTAAAGGTGATACAATGATTCCCGGTAACGTATTCTCTACTGCAGATGCACAGAAGACTAACCAGGCTATCTTAGGTCAATACACTCCTTCAGGCTTTGATTACTACACAATGGACGTAAACAACACTAACGGAGATATTACTATTGCTGACGTATACTCTGTGTATGGTCGTTTAGCAGGTAGATTCTCAGCTTGGCCTAATGGCAAAAAGGACGTAATGTTCTTCACAGTTGCTGAGTACAACGCAATTAACGGATCAGCTACTAACTTAACTTCTACTTACTCTACGATTAACAACTTTAACTACACTATTGACGGTAAAGATTCTATCACTTACTACGTAGCTGTTAAAGGAGATGCTAACGCTACAGGATTTAAGATGGCTCGTTTAACTCCTATCAAGATTACTAACCCAGCTAATGCTAAGCGTTACATCATTGATGAGACTGTAAGTTATGATTTCCCTGCAGAGACTATTGAGATTAACATGCCTAAAGTAACTGTAGATGAAGGTAACTTAGTTAACGTTCCTGTTAAAGTTCTTACAGACGGCAAACAGTTAGGTGCACTTCAGTTAGACTTACGTTATGATACTGCTTACTTAGAGTTTAAAAAAGTAGAAAACACCGAGAAGATGATGAAGTGGACTTCTTACTTAAACCCTTCTAACGGTACAGTATCTTGGGGAGCAGCTGACTTAACTAATGAGAATTTCTTAAATGACGGAGAGCAAGTGTTTACTCTTCAGTTTATTGCTAAGAAGCCACAAGACTCTTGGGCTACTGCAGCTTTATGGACTGGTGCTAAATACGTAGGTGATGTTAAGTCTAGAGACATGAACATTACTCCTGCTATGGGCATTATAGAAGTACGTAGAATTAACAAGGGTGTAGTATCTCTTAATGATCTAAACTCTGTAATTGTATTTCCTAACCCTACAGATGGTGCAGTACAAATCCAGTTCCAGATTAAACATGATGCTGAAGTAGATGTAGCTATCTCTGATGAAGTAGGAAGACGCATACAAACGATCCTAAGAGAGAAAATGCCTGCAGGTAAGTACAAGTATGCTGCTAACCTAGATCGTCTTTCAGATGGCGTCTATGTGCTTACTGTAGTAACAGAGGATGAGACCTTGCATTCTAAAATCATCGTAACTAAATAAACATATGAATATCAAAAAAACGCTTGGTTTCACCCAAGCAGAACCAGTCCCAGTAGATCCTAAAAACAGATTCTACTACATGCTGCAGCAAATGCAGGCTAACCGTTGGAAGATTACAGCTATCGTATTAGGTCTTTTCACTTTAATCATTGTAGGTATTAACTCTGCAGTATTCTTCGGAGCTACTATTGGAGAAGATTGGAAAGAACTATTACTTATTCTTTTAGGTGCTTTCGTAGGTAACTTGAACAAAGTAGTAGACTACTGGTTTAACTCAGAAGACCGTGACAAAATGTTAATTCAGAAGGTCGATGAGGAGGATGGTGAATCATTGTCTAACACAACTAATCCCTAATAAAATGTCAGAAGAACAAGAAGAAAGCGTAATGTCTGCTACTAAGAAAGCAATCATTGGCGCAGTCACTACTGCTGTAACTGCAGGAGGTGCATGGTTTGCTACCCAATTCGGTGGCGGTGAAGAACCCAAAGAAGAGGCTAAAACAGAACAATCTGCTCAGCCTGTAATCAATGTAAACCTAGAGAACAACAACACTAACCAACAGAAGCAATCTAGCGGAGGTACTAACACAATCATTAAAGAACGTGTAGTTGAAAAACCTGCTGCTCAACCTGCTGCTCCTGCAACCAAACCCCAAGCTGATGAAGAAGATCCTTGGTAAGTCGTTTAACAGACTTTGGTTAGTACTTCTGTTAATGGGTTGTGGTTCTATGAAAACAACAACTGAAGAAGATAAAGTGGAGGTGAAAGACATCTCCACTGTATCTAACTATACAGATTCTATTAAAAAAACAGTACAAGTAGTAAGCGTGGATATGACTAAAGTTTTAAGTTTGTATCCTGCTTTGCAAGAAAAGAATGTAGGTCTAGGATTTGCTGAGTCTGTACTTGATTATTTGGATGAAACAAATAGATTTATATTCACTGAAGAAAAATCAGAGATCAAAGAAAGAATGGTCACACAATTCAAAGCATCAAAGAAAGGTGTATTCGATGAGCCTATTGATGGAAAAGGTAAGATTAAACCTGCTCACTACTTTGTGTATGTTACTGTGGCTGATTTTGCTGTTGATGAAGACGAGCAAGTTGATGGCCTTAAGTCAAAAGTTGTGGTTACTACCTTCATTCGCTTACAGGTCCGTTTTGTGGAC